TAAATAACCGTAGTTGTTTTTATTTATAATTGCTAAAACTGTATTTCGTACAGAATTTATCATTGTTATTCTTTTACACAAAGATAAGTAAAAAAAAAAGAGGTCAATTTTTGTTGACCTCTCTTAGATTATCGACTAAAACGAGTTTTATGAAATCGTTGTTATCGCTTGACTTAAAGTCACGTTAATGGTTGCTTCAGTATAACTTTGTCCCCAAACAGTTACAAGAGCGGATTCGATAGCCGTTTTATCTGCGGCAGTCATATTCCCTGAACCTGCTAAAGTTATTTGCTTGTCCTTATAGTTCAAAACAATATTGTTTGTAACTAATCCAACGTATAATACATCACCTCCAAAAACATAATTTCCAATTACTAAAAATTTATTCATAATTTCTAAGATTTAAAAGGTGAATGTAAAGGCGTTTACCGTTTGGCTCAATCCCGGTATACTGTATAATACTTGAGTCCATTTTTGTTGTTGAGCACTTTTAATAACACCGAATACGGTGTCTACGTCTGCTTGTACTAAGGCCGAGCCTGACGCAATTTTACTTTGAGAACCATCAATGTAATCGATTACAATATCATCTGAACTATCTAAATAGCAAGATGCTACATCTTTTACAGAGAACTGTTCTACTCCACCGCCAACGGTGATACTTGCATACTTGTTCATAATAAAAAATTTTATGTGTTAAAAAGACAAAGATACGTAAAATTAAAACGCACTATTTACATGTTCTTCGCTAGACCCGATAAATGTTTTAATGCCTCCAACCCTTCATCACTTTGAAAAAATGAAGCTATTATATACATAGGGTCTTCTTGATAAGGTACATTTAGCATTTTCTTTTTATTAGAAGGAGTATTAAACCACACTTCTTTATTGCTGTTTCTAAACTGTAATAATCTTTTATCAAAAAACAATTGAATTTCAGCATTTAATTTTAATGCAGGATCCTTAAGTAGTAAAAGAAAATCTTTTGGTTGGTTTTTAGCAAACACCAAAATATCTCTTCTCAACTCTGCTGTGGTAATTTTTGTTACATCTACCTGAAACAATACTCGACCAATGTTTTCCACTTGGTCTACCGTAAGTTGACGTGCTTCAATTAGCGCATCTACTTCTGCATTTAAGTCTTCAACAATTTGTGCTGCATCTTTTGCTTTATCAACCTCGACATATACTCGGCCATTACCAGGGTGATAAGATAAAAATTTCTGTAAGACTTGGTTTTCTTTACGGACAGTTAAAAATCCGTTTTCAAATACAATAGGCTCTAATATTGCGTTATTATCTTGGTCTTCCTGGAAAGGAGAGTTTTGATTTCTTGCATATCTTAATGCTTTATTAGTTCCTGTTTTTTCATCAAACCACAAAAGAGGAAATCTTTGTGTATGTCTTGATGCTAAAATTAAAGATAGGGGCGCTGTTTCGCGCGTGAGTTTGTAGATTTTATCTACGTATTTAGTAGTAGTTTTCATTAGATTAGATTTAATTTAAAATTTATAATAATAATGGGGGCTTTTACACCCCCATTAAATTCACTCTATTACTCTTGGAAGATAAAGAAGTTGTTAGCACCTAAAGTACAAACAGCTCTTTCTGACAAGAAGTTAACTTGCATGTTATCCACATCACTTGTTCTTGCACCACCAGCAGAACCAGTAATCCAAGTTTTGTAACGTCTGTCTTCTGTTTCAGAAGCTCTATATCTAACATGTAAGAAAGGTCTTTTAGCATTTTTACCAAGAATTTGGTCATAAACACTAGTTGATCCAGCTGGCACAAGAAGTCCGTTTACACGTCCTGATCCTGCTCCTGTTGGAAGTCCACCTCTCATAGTTGGGTCATTTAAGTATTTCCAGTCAGTCTTGTAGAAGTCATAACCTCTTCTGAATCCTGAAAAACCTAAGTTTAACGCCATCTCTTCGTCATTATCAAAAAGACCATATGAAGTACCACCCGCTCCGTAAGAGTTTTGGGCAGCTAACATATCATCAATATCAAAAGCAAATTGTCTGTCAACGAATAATACGTTTTCTTCTATTGCTCCTTGCTTGTCTAAACGACTAATTACGTTGTCAAAGTCAGCTAATACTGTTGGGTTTCCACCGTCCCAGATATTACCTCTTTGTTGTACAGCGTAGAATATACCATCAGATCCAGCACCAGGATCTGCAGCAGCTCCTGAACTACCTAAAATGGCAGCAGCTCCTGAATTTTGCTCAGCTGGTACAGCTTCAATCATCGCTGTTTCTAAATAGTCATCAAATCTAAGTCTTGTTTCATGCTCAGATTTAAGGTACCAAAGGTATCCAGTTCCACCGTCTTCAGTTGTAATTTCAATCCATCCAATTTGAGCCATGTCAGATCCAGATACATTGTAAGTATCCTTGATGATAATTGGCTTATTGTCAAAGATGAAATCATTTGATTCAAGAGAACCGTCCATTCCGGCTGTTCCTTTTTTAAATTCTGATCCATAAATAAATACTGTAACATCAGCATTACCTACTCCAGTTCCTGCAGTTACTAAACCACCTGCTTCGTAAAAGTCAGCTGTAAACTGTCCTCTACCACCAGCGGCATTGTTAACAGTCCTTACAACAGCTTTGTTAGAACCAGATCCGTCGTTTTGTACAATTACTACAGTTTGTCCAACTCTAATAACTTGTTCTGCAGCTGTTGGGTCTAGTACGTCATTAACTTGAAAAGTTACTTGATCAGCTGCTCCAGCTCCGCCAGATCCAACATTAGTGTATTTAGTATGTAATCTACCTTGCTCCGCCCATTTGATAAGGTCAGAGTTAGTAGGCATCTCAGCTCCTACCATACGTAAGAAAGAAGAGATAGTTCTGTTACCATAACGCTCGAATTCTTTTTCGTATGTGTCTGGTAAATATTGGTTCAACCAATCAAAATCTGCATTGGTTAAATAATTTTGAGCTGTAGGAGTTCTTTCTGAACTCGGCGTTAGCGCAAAAGTTGGTGACGTTTTTACTTGTCCTGCCATGATTATAAATTTAAATTAATATTAAGTTCTTTTTATACTTTTAATTTTTAGCCCATTGCTCGAAGGCGATGAAACTGATTTAACTTGGAACCCTGATTTAGCAACCGACTCCGGTGTATTGCGCTCAGTCATATTAATATTTTTTGTTTTACGCATTACATCTTCTGTGGCGCTAGATTTCCCTTGCTCATAAAAAAACTGAGCAAACTTTTCGGGGTTCATAGCTATAGCTAAAGATCTGTGGTATCCCTCTGCATCTTTTAAAAGTCCTTGATCATCAATAAATTTATTAACAAAATTCATTGGTGTCTCTTGAGCTTTCTTTAATTCAGAAGCACTCCCAGGTGTAAAGTATACGTCGCTTTGATCTAAATTGAACTTAAAACCTTTAAATTCACTGTTGAATAATTCATCACTTTTTTTGACAAACCATTCGCTTTTGCGATTAGCTTCTTCCTGCTGACTTTGAGCCGTATTCACATATTGCTGATAAGCCTTGTATTCATCAGAATCTGCGAACGAGTTTTCTCTTGACTCAAGAGGCAACTTATATTGTTCTTGCTGTTCCTTAAAGAATCTTTTGGCTTTAGCAATAATTTTTTTCTTTGCTAATTTAGTTTTCTTAATTACAGTTTCGTCATCTACCTCTTCATCATAGACATAGTCTTCCATCAATGAATCTATGTCTTCTGGGTCGAGCCCTTCTTCTGTAACTGTCAAATACTCTCTTACCAAAGTGTCAGGGTTAGCATTTGAATAATCCTTTTGTAGTTTTACAAAATCTTCAATACTTCTCCCTGTTTCTTTTTTATACTTAAAGTAAGCTGCAATATCTTCAGGCATTTGTGGCGCCTCTTCTCTTGCAGTAACTAATTCATCAATTGAATTAATCTTCTTACCATATCTTTCTCCAATAAATGAAAGAACGTCTTCTTCTTTTAATTCAGAAGAAATTATTTTTTCTTCAACAGGCTCGGAAACATCTTCCTTTGCCTGTGGCTCCGTTGGCTTTTCCTCTTCAGGTTTTTCCTCTACCTTTTTATCAGTAGATTGATCTGTTTTAGTTTCAGGGTTTGATTCCTCAAACTTTATTTCTTGTTGAGCCTCATGCTTATCTAAAAGTTCTTGCTCTACTTCTTGTACTGATTTTTCTTGAACATCAGTGAGTTCTCTTACTTTGATTTCCATTTGAATTAGATTAGATTTTATATTCTACAAAGTTATATAAAATATTTATACGTTTTTGGGCCTATCTAGGCTCAAACTCAGCTAAGTCAAAACCATCTAAACTGTCTTCATTAGACTCAAAATTTTGAGGAGGAAGATTGTTTTTCCTCTGGTTTATAAGTTTTGATTGCTCGGAGTTTTGCTGGCTAATCCTTTGGCTTTTAGCGTCTTCTCTAGACTGTTCTCTTTGAGACAAAGCCATACTATCCATTTGCCTTAACTGCAAGTTGTAATTAAACTCTTGCTCCATAAGCTGACTTTTTAGTTGCGCTTCTGATTTGTTTCTCTCAATTTCTAATTGAATTTCTCCTTGCTTGTATTTTAACTTACCTTGTGTTTCAAGTTGAATTTTTTGTACAGCTACTTGCGCCGCCATCTCTTGAGATTTAAGTTGTTGCTGTGAAAGCATAGCCTGCTTCTGCATTTCTTTTTGCTCGTCTTGTTCTTGCTTAGACTTACGCTTAACTTTTAAAAGTTGATTAGCGAGTTTTAAATTTTTGATTTCTCTAATATCAATGGCGTCTTCTAAATTAATGTCTCCTTTAGATAAGGCCATTTGTATGTTTTGCTCTAACATAGCCTTTTGCTCTTCATCTGGTGATAATTCGATAAAAACACCAAAGTCGTATATATATAATTCTGATATCTCCCCTAGTATACTAACATTGTATTTACCAATTTTATTTACAAAGTCATCTTTAAAGTCAGAATATTCTAATATATCAGCCACCCTATACGTTAACGCTTCTGCTAACGTGCGATATATGTAAAGACTTCCATCTAATATATGGCGGGTAGCTGTATTTGAACTAAGTGCAGCTAATTTTTGAACTCCCACTAAAGCGTCTGGATTGGGTGTAGTTCCATCTCTTGCCTCGTTTAATCCTGTTACCGAACGTATCATGTCTAAATAATGATTGTAGTTGGCTATAAGCATTTGTGTTTTTGATGCTCCTGAATTACTAGTTAATTGTTGAATAGGGACTTTACCTTGATTGTATTCTCCCTCTTGAGTATAACTTCTACCCACTACACTACCAGTTTGAAAATATAAACGAAGAGCGTCCTCTGGATTATATGCTGCTCCCGTACCCAGATCTACTTCGTTTAATCCATCAGCGTCTATGTATACACCATCCGGAACAACTCTAGCAATAACTTGCTGAAGTTTTAAGTGTGTCATTTGTATAAGGTCAGCGAATGGAATCATTCTGCGAACCAAAGATTCAATTACACCTTTATACATTCTTGGTGCTGCCGCTC